ATGCTACAACAGCAAATATTTCAAATGCTTTCTATGAATTAAGTAATCTTGAACTTACTTGTGAAGTAGAAACTGGAGTGAAATCTCCAGACACGGGTGTATTAGAGTTTAATTCCATCACTTCATATTTCTCAACTCTTGAAGCAAGTAATTCTATCATCAATTTTAATCTTGGTTTATCGAAGGTTTTAGCTTCTTTTGTTAATTTTGTTCCCGCTAATTTTATTAATAATTTAGCTCAAGATGGCTATTTAACGTACATGCCTACCTTAAAACCGAATGCTGCTGGAACTGGAGACGGTGGAGTAGCCAATTTAGAAACTATTTCTTTCCTTAAAAATGGCGAACGCTTTCCTTCAGCCTTTGAAGTTGAAAGTGTTTATGATACAACTACAAATGCTACGTCTGTTGTTGATCCTCAAGTTATTAAGAGTTTTCTCAATTCTATAATTCCAGAAAGTCAGCACACAAGAACATCTGCTTCTCCTCTTACAACTAATCGCAATTTTACCGGTAATCAAAATGCTACAACTGGATACCGTTTTATCCCCGAAACGGGTGCTGTATACGGTGTGGGCGTATTATATGATATGCTTGATAGTGAAGGAGTTGATTTCTCAAGTTCTCAGTTTTCTATTCAAATGAAGAACGGGCTTGTTGATGGAAATCCAATCTCCGCATATTTATTCATCAAATCGAAGGTTGCTGTTGCATGGTCGGCTGAAAAGGGAGTTCAAGTATTGATGTAAATATTCTCTATGTAATTATTTTTTTAAAGTTTTATTTTTTAAAAGTTTTATATATTTTAATTATATAAAATGGAAGATCGTATCCCCGACCTTATTAAAATTGGTGCAATCCCTAGTGAATACGGACAAAAATTACACACAGATGTAATTGATCCAGTAACATTCTCACAGCGTAGAGTTAGATTTACTCTATCCCGTGTAGCTGGTTTCCTTCATTCGAACTCAAAAATTACTCTTGCAATTACTCCTCAAGCTACAGTAGCTAAAGGTTTTTTTCCTTTAAATGTCGGTATTTCTCAGTTAATTCAGTCGGCTCAGCTAACTATTGGAAATGAAACTGTTTGCTCGATTGATGATTACAATCAGTATCACGCATATCAATCATTATTTATTTCAAATGAAGATAATAAAGAAAGAGAGCAATTTTTATCGCAGAGATGTATCGCTCACATGCCCGTATATGATGATAGAACTGCTGGTGTAGATGATAAGCCTCCCAATTCTGCTAAAAAGATAGGTCTTGATGTAGGTAGAAATCCAGTTGTTCCCGCTGCCGGTGGAGCTGGTACATTCGAGCTATTACCTTTTATGCATAATGACGGCACTTCGGCTCAAACTATTAGTGAAGCTCCAGTTTATTCTGTATACTTAAGTGATTTATTTCCTTTCCTTAAGTTCAATCAGCTTCCTATGTTTATGTTAGATCAAGAAGTTCATATTGATTTAACTTTTGTTGATTCTACAAGTGGATTATCTGGAGCTACTCAATCGCAGCGTTTGTGCGTCGATAATGGAGATGCTGGATTTGCTCTAGGATTTTCTGTGAATGAAAGCGAATGCAAACTCATTTATGATAGTATTACTTATGATGGAGATATCATGGAGAAATACGCCCAGCAAAATCCAAAATTAGTATTCCAGTATGCCGATTATAGATTAACTAAAAGAACTGGTGTAAAAGACGCCGGTGGAGGTGTTGATGATTTTGCGAGTATAGTTCTTCCAATTGGTGGTAATGGTCGCCTCTGCTCGAAGGTAATTTTCGGGCTTCAAGACAACGCTAACTTTGTTGCAAAATCTTTACTAAATGGTACTACTGCTTTTGGAGATTGTGGTCTACAATACAATCTTTTATATAATGATCGATTTGAGTTTAATGTTGATAGAACAAACTCAGCTCTTCAGTTTGCTACAACTCACGCTGCTGAAGGTCGAGTTCCTATGGTTACTCATGATGAAATAGTTAAGAGATCGGGTAATTCAAGTATTACTGATGAAACTATGCAAGGCTTAGTTCAAGGTGCGATTGGAACTGGAATTGAGGAATTATTTAGATGGAACGCTATTAGACCGAATAAAGGTGAGCGTATCAATAATAAGGGTATGGATCTCCATTA